CACCTGTAAGAACAGAGATATCAGGCGCGACGAGCTGGAGGACTTCGTGATAAAGGAGATACTTCGTGTGGTGCTTGCGGACGAGCGGATACCGGAGCTAGTGAAGAAATACCGCGAGAGTTATTCCGAAAGGCTCTCGGCATCGAACACCGAGATCGCGGGCATGGAAGCCAACATCAAGCAGCTCACGACCAAGATTGGGAACATAGTAAAGGTCATCAGCAAGACCGGAAGCGAAGCGCTCCTCACCGAGCTTGAAACTCTGGAAAAAGAAAAAGCCCGTATCGAAAACGAGCTGAATGATGTGAAGTCAAGGCTGAACGGTGAGCTGATAAGCGAGGAAGAGCTGACCGCGGCGTACAGAAAGGCGAGGGAGCTGTTCCTTAACGGCAGCCCCGAGGAAAAGCGTCAGCTGATAAATCTCTACCTTGACAAGGTGGTGGTATATGAGCAGTATGTGGAAGTGTATGTAAATACACTTCCACGCTTTATCTACGAGCGTATCATGACTGCGGCTGCCGAGACAGCTGTAACAGCCGATGAAAATAAAAATTCTCACAACTCCGAAAAAGTTGTGAGAAAAAGTGGTCGAGGTGACGGGACTTGAACCCACGGCCTCTGCGTCCCGAACGCACATTCAAAGCTTTTTATACTGCGCCTTTGCGAGACTTTTGACCCCCATTCTGACCCCCATATTCGGATTTATCATTGAGAAAATCATTCATTTTTTCGATGTTTTTCTTCTTGAATTTACTGTCGAGATGAGTATAGATTCCCATTGTGGTTTCTATGTCCTGGTGTCCTGCCTGCTCCTTCGCGGTAAGAATATCGACACCGGCAAGGTACATCATGGTAATAAAAGTGTGACGCAGCCAGTGAGCGGTGAATGCGGGAATGAGCATAGGCTTTTTAGTTTTGTCACGCTCATATTTGGACGGTCTCTTGTTGCCGGAGGCGGAACAGTGCTCCCAGTCCCCGTATCTCAGGTTGAGGTCATCGAGGTAACTGGACCACATTCTTTTCCATGCTGAATCCGTCATCAATCCGCCGTTCACCTTATGTACGACATAGCCGATGTGGGGTGTAGGGACATTCCGGAGATATTCCACAAGGATATCTGGAATATACACGGTGCGAGTCGCCGCATCTGACTTTCCAATGTCTTTTATATTCGGCTTCCCGTTTATCAGTTCTATGAAACGCTCCACCCGTATAGTTTTTTCGTCCAGGTCGATATCCGCCCATGTCAGCGCCATAAGCTCCCCACGCCGAAGCCCCGCATACATCATTATCATTGCGGCGGTCTGAGCTCGGTGGGGAAACTCCCGGATCCAGCTCTGTTCTGTCTCGGTCAGAGCCCGGCGCTTTTCGGCGGGGGCGGCATTTTTGGGAATAGTGCAGGAAGAAACGGGATTATAGTCTATTACCCGGTTATCAATGGCAAGCTGTATGATTTGTCGTGCGGTATTTTTCACGTCATTCAGAGTAGCTCTCGAGTAAGGCTTCCGGGTCCTTTCACATGGTTCCAGGGCAAGGTCTATCAGTATATTCTGAAAATCAGCGGCGCGGAGCTTTGAGATCTGATAAGGATAGAGACACTCAAGGTTTTTCAGACGGGCTGAATATGTGGCATATCGACCGGCGCTTACATCTGTTTTCTTTAATTTCAGCCACTGTTCTGCCCAATACTTGAAACTGTCCCGTTCAGCGGTCATATCAAGACCCTTGCCGAGCTTTGTCTTTACTTCCTGTATTTTTTGTTCCAGCTCTCGGTTATTTTTCGCATAAACATACTTATACTGCGGTTTTCCGTTGACCTGACCGATATATACTTTGGATTTGATGCGCCCGTCGGGGCGCTTTTTGTTTTTCTGCATAAAAATACCTCCTTAAACTTGACATTTTCAAGGAGATATGCTATAATATAACCGTTTCAAGGGTGTGCTTATAGCATATCTCAAACACTTATCCTCTCACTGGTGGCCGCCGGTGAGGGGATTTTTTGTTTTAGATAAATTCAATTTCCTGTATTTTTGCACTTGCGATATCGCTTCCGGTTTCTGATACCGTGAAAAACCATTTATCACCATTTTTCAGTCCGTACTTGACGTCTCCGCTGGTCGATACTCGTTGACCTGCTTCGTTGTAAAAACCAACAGTAATGGTGACTTGAACCAAATCGCGACCACTGTCATTGACTACATATCCAGTCGCTTCGCAAAGATATACGCCTGCATAATTACGTCGACTGAATTGAGCATCTTCGGTATAAACACTACCAGCTTCTTCTATTTGAGTAGCTTGAGTTGTTTGAACTTGCGCTGAGGTAGACGAAGCAACACCGGAAGGCGGTGTCGATGATCCTGTTTTGGGTGAGGTTAATACAAATCTATATAATATAAAGCCAATCACCACAACAAAAACAAAAGCTCCGAGCATTCCGCTGCAAGATAATCCCTTTTTAGAGTCGCTTTTCGCCATAATGATTATTCTCCTTTATGATGCTTTAACTGTTCCGATGACTTTTCCCGCACACTTAATGAAATCGCCCTCGGAGAAGACTATATCCTCATAGTCGCTATTCACAGATATCAGGCGATCGCCTCCATATTGTTTTATGAAGCCCTGACCATTTACAATGAATATTCCGGTCTCACCTATATTCACCCGATCTTGTATCTTTACCAGCACAACATCACTATCGTGGTAGATAGGCTCCATGCTGTTCCCGAAGATAGTCACCGCAAAATCGGCTTTTTGCGCTTCGGCAGTATCAGGTATCTCGATCTCGTCCCACTCGTCGCGGTCTTCAAGATCGAAACCGAAGCCAGCAGAGGCTTTATAAACGCTGTGCTTTATTCGCAAGGTTGGCGCTGGTTCAGTTTCGGCAGCGGTAGAACAGCGGTCGTATTCTATTCGTAAAATTTCATCAACAGCTTTTTTACCGTGTCCGTCGAGGGTGCGGTATTTTTTTAGTTGTGCTGTCTCGGCTGTAGTAAGGTCAATTTTCTCAATATATTTCGGAGCATCATCAAGTATAAGATAATCTATTGTAACTCCGAAATATGAGGCAATCCTTTTTATTGTGGGGAGTTTTGCATTATCATAGCCTTTTTTATAGAAACCGTCTATTGTGGTATATGGAATGCCACTTTCTTTTGATAGTACGCTTTTATTTATTCCCTTTTCACTCATCAAAGCATCTAATTTTTCGAGAAATGTCATTTTTATCACCTCTAATTTTATTATACACATCGGAATCGCATTTGTCAACACAAAATTACCCTGTAAAGTAATTTTTTTCTAAAAATCATCAAAAAACTATTGACAAATTACCTTGCAGGGTATATAATATGAATATAAATTACCCCGCAGGGTAGAGAGGAGGTATTATCGTGACGATGGTCAAGCCGTGTTACCCTACCCTTGAAGCCAAAATAGCAGAAAAGGGTATGGTAAAAAAAGAATTGGCGGACGGTATGAACATAACTCCAAGAACATTCAGCTTAAAGCTTACCGGAAAAACAAAATTTATCTTACCCGAAGTGCTTTATTTGCACTCGTTCTTTCCGGAGCTATCTATCGAAGAGTTATTCCGTACTGACAGCGAAAGCGAGGTGGAGTGATGAAAGTAGCTGTTAACTTTGAGAAAGATAAAGGAATGTCGGTGAAACTTGATGAAAAAGAAATAAGCCATTATCTTTCGAAACTTGAAATCACATTTAATGGTGATAACAAGGCTCCCAAAATAATAGCTGAATTCTATGCCGAGATGGTTGAAATCAATGTGGCAGATAGGTTTATTTAATGTAAATTGAGTTCCTGCAGAAGCAAACTTTTGGCAATTTCCAGAAAAGCGGGAATAGAAGCTATTCCTACTTCTTTAACGGTTTTCTTGAATTTTTCAAATCTGGTGTCAGAACGCATACCGTCTAATATCTCCCTTCCTTTGGGAGATAAATCAAAGAAAATATGTACTGGATCAAATCCGCTCATGTCATCCTTAAATAGTCCATCATCTTTACAAGCTGTTAGATGATAGTTCAGCACCAAGTAATCATATTTTTCAAGCAAATCATAATCTTTGTAGTTATCTCGGTGAATGGTTATTGCGTTTATTCCATTCGACCATTCCTCTACTGTTAAGAGAATATCTCGAATGCAGTTTGGATCGAGTTTCATTAGACCGGCTCCTTTTCCGATAAATTCTTTTAATAGAATTATACTACATATTGTAGAAATTGTCAAGCGGGAATACAAAATGTTGAGGAGGTGACCACAATGTACAAGACCGAAGCTAACATCACGGAGCGGGCGCTGATTCTCGATCTGCTTCGCCGGGGTGACAGCGCACCGCGCATCGCCCATGATCTCGGATTTACAATAGCTGCCGTGTGTGAGATCAGGAACAATGCGCTGAAGAGCGGCGAGCTGAAGTCCTACGGGGAAAACACAGATGACACCGCAAGTTAAAACCATACCCCGCACAGGCACACAGTCTCGCTCTGCGGGACATTTCAAGCCGGGACGGCAAAACTACCGGCAAGTTAAAACAAGAGCACAGAGAGCCATTTGTCATGGTCCTGTGCGAAGTAATGAGAAAGGATGTGATCTTATGCCGAAAGAGTACAACAAACGGACGCTGATATATGACTGGGCTAAGGTCCCTATTATAATGGATATCGCCTATGCCGCTAATTTGCTTGGTCTTACATACGAGTACACAAGACGCCTCTGTGTCAAGGGGACTATACCGGCGCACAAGATCAGTGACAATTCATGGAGAATAAACAAATCCGAACTTATGAAGTTCGTGGGATTGGAGGTAGCATGACAAGAAAACAGTACATAGCCGCAGCGGTCTGCGCGGTGTTCCTCGCCGCTCTGTTCTGGGGCGTTCCGGCGCTGGTGAACGCGGATGCGCTTCTGTGGGCGGCAGTGATCGGGGGAGTATGCGTCGTCGGAATGGCGGTCGCGGTGTTCGGGGGAGGGTTGACCGATGTCTCCGGAGAATAAAAAAAGAAGCCCCACGACAAAGCCGCAGGACAACACAAAAATAAATATTCACAAGAACATAATAACAGAAAAATGCAGATTTGTCAAGAGGGAGCTTGTCGTTGACAACTTCGCCGGGGGCGGAGGTGCTTCCACCGGCATTGAACAGGCTATCGGTCGCAGCGTAGACATAGCAATCAACCACGATCCCGACGCAATCAGGATGCACAAGGCAAATCACCCTAAGACAAAACACTACTGCGAAAACGTCTGGGATGTTGACCCGAAGGAAGCCTGCGGCGGTCATCCGGTCGGTCTTGCGTGGTTCTCTCCCGATTGTACGCATTTCAGCCGTGCAAAAGGCGGAAAACCTGTTGACAAGAACATTCGCGGGCTCGCATGGGTCACGCTGCGCTGGGCGCTAGAAGTCCGCCCGAGAGTGATAATGCTCGAAAACGTCCCCGAAATTCAGACCTGGGGTCCGCTCGGAGAGGACGGCAGACCGATAAAGGAGAGGGCAGGGGAGACCTTCGATGCTTTCTGCTCCATGCTCGGAAAGTCAGGCTATCCGAGGAACAGCCCCGCATTCCTTGAAATGTGTGAGGCGCTGAACATATCTCCGAATTCAAAGCAGGCAAGAACGATCTCGGACGGGCTCGGATATGATGTGCAGTACAGGATCCTCAGATCGTGCGATTATGGAGCGCCGACAACGCGAACACGGTTCTACATGATCGCACGAAGCGATAATGAACTGATAGTCTTTCCGGAACCGACACACGGCAAAGGGCGTACACCTTACCGGACAGCCGCAGACATTATTGACTGGAATGTTCCTGCAAAGAGTATCTTCGAGCGTGATAAACCCCTCGCGGAAAATACCTTGAAGCGCATAGCGCGGGGTATCAAGAAGTTCGTTATAGACAATCCCGAGCCGTTCATAGTTACTGTTAATCACGGCGGCGACGGTTTCCGAGGTCAAAGCATAAACGAGCCGCTGAACACGGTAACAGCCAAGAACGGCTATGGAGTAGTTGCGCCGACGATAATTCAGTATCACGCGGAGCAGTCTGAAAACGAAGTCCGCGGTCAGGAACTCACAGAGCCACTTATGACCGTAGATACTTCCCCGCGTTACGCGCTGTCGGTAGCGCACATAATGAAAAACTACGGCGGCGGGTACAAGGGCGCGGGAAGTGCCGCTGATGCTCCGCTCGACACGATAACGGCTCACGATCATAACGAGCTTGTCACCGCACACATCCTCACAATGCGGAACCACATGGACGGTCAGAGGATAGATGAACCGCTCGGGACGATCTCGTGCAGCGGGGCGCATCATGCAGAGGTACAGGCCTTTCTCGTGAAATATTTTTCGACGGGAACAGCGAAGCCGGTGACTGAACCGCTCGACACGATAACCACGAAGGAGCGCTTCGGACTCGTGACGATACACGGTGAGGACTACATCATCACGGATATCCGAATGAGAATGCTCACGCCGAGGGAGCTGTTCCGGGCACAGGGATTCCCCGAAAGCTACATAATAGATCACGACAGCGAGGGCAGACCGTACCCGAAGTCAAAGCAGGTCGCACGCTGCGGGAACGCGGTCACTCCGCCGGTACCGTGTGCGCTGGTAAGGGCAAATTTGCCGGAGATGTGCGGGAAGGAGATCGTTGCATGAGAAAAACAGACGGTTTTCACTCCCGCGTATATACCGACCGTCCCGCGTATGCCGATTTACCGGCACCGGAGAAGTTTCAGGCAATACTCGGTATCATCGGAACACGGCTCAGGCAGCACCCAAACGCGATATGCAGCTATAGCGGCGGTTCTGACAGCGATATTCTCATTGACCTGCTGGAAGATGCAAGAGACGCTTTCGGGCTTGAACCGATAAAGTACTGCTTTTTCAATACGGGGCTTGAAATGGACGCTACAAAGCGGCACGTCAGGGAAGTTGCGGAGAAGTACGGCGTTGAGATAACCGAGTACAGACCCGCAAAGGGAAAGAACATAGTCCTTGCTACAAGGAAATACGGTCAGCCGTTCATATCAAAGATAATGTCAACGGCTTTGGAAGTAGTTCAGAAAAAAGGCTTGCCGCTCAGCATAAAGACCGAGTACGATCAAGCAGAAGACAAGCAAGCTAAACGGCAGGAACTTCGGGAGAGATACCCGGGAGCGGAGACAGGCATAAACTTCCTATGCTGTTGCAACAACAAAGGCGACCCGCGACCTAATATCCAGCTTGTTATTAACAGCTCCGCGTATATGTGGGACTTCATCAATGAAAATCCGATACCGTTTAAAGTCAGCGCTAAATGTTGCGACTGCTGTAAGAAGCAGGTTGCGCACCGCGTACAGAAAGACTTTGAAATGGTCATAACGGGTGAACGGAGAGACGAAGGCGGTATGCGCAGCGTGCCGCGTTCGGAGAGCATGAACGGTACAATGTGCTTTCAAGAGACATCAAGCGGACAGTTCCGTTTCAAGCCGCTGTATTATGTCTCGGACGCTGATAAGGAATGGTACAAGCGAGAACGCGGTATCAGATACTCAGACGCTTATGAGGTTTATGGGCTTACGCGAACAGGCTGCTGCGGGTGCAGCATCTCTTCCAAGGCGGTGTCCGATCTGGAAAAGATAAGACCGTATGAGCCGCAGGTAGTAAAAGCCGCGTGGAACATCTTCGGTGACAGCTACCGATACCGGCAGGCGTATGAAGAATATAAAAAGCGGAAACGGGCGGAAGACGCCGACCCGAATCAATTAAAATTTTTCTGAAAAGGAGTAACACAATGGCAACATTATACGAAATAAACGAGAACATCATGTCCCTCATCGATGAGGAGACAGGAGAGATCACAGACATTGAGGCGTTGAACGCCTTACAGATCGAGCGTGATACAAAGATCGAGAATATCGCGCTCTGGATCAAGAACCTCAAGGCTGACGCGGAAATGTTCAAGGCTGAAAAACAAGCATTCGACGAAAAGCAGAAGCGTGCAGAGAAAAAGGCAGAGTCGCTGAAGAACTATCTTGCAAGCGCTCTTGAAGGTCAGAAATTCAAGACTGCCCGCGTCGAGTGCTCATATCGCAGCTCGGAGAGTGTGAATGTTACAGATATTACGGTCATACCTACGGAATATCTGAAATTTGCGGAGCCGATAGCGGATAAGGTCGCTATCAAGGCGGCTATTAAGTCAGGAAAGGAGATAGCAGGTGCCGAGATCGTATCGAAGCAGAACCTGCTTATAAAGTGACATGGGATTACCTGTTCTTATAATCGGTAAGAGCGGTTCGGGAAAATCAACATCAATGCGGAATTGTCAGAGCTTCGCGGTGTTCAATGTGGCAAGCAAGCCGCTCCCGTTCCGTAATCCGCCGAAAACAATGAATACCGACAGCTATCAGGTCATAACGAACGGATTGCAGAAATGCAAGGCAAGGTCTATAGTAATTGACGACGCCGGATATCTGATGACAAATCAGTTTATGCGGGGACATTCAAGCAAGGGCGTGGGAAATGCGATATTCTCGTTCTACAATGATATTGGTGACAGCTACTGGAACCTTATCGAGAGTGCGAAGCAGCTTCCCTCGGAAAAGATAGTATATTTCATCATGCACACCGACACGGACGACTTCGGAAATATCAAGCCGAAGTCGATCGGAAAAATGCTCGATGAAAAGGTCTGCATTGAGGGGCTGTTCACTATCGTTCTTCACAGTAAATTTGAGGACGGCAGGTACATATTCCGTACCAAGACCGATGGCTGTGATGTTGCAAAATCGCCTATGGATATGTTTCCGGACACCGAGATCGACAATGACCTTAAATTCGTGGACGACACGATAAGAGAATATTACGGACTAAATAACAAGCAGGAGGAAAAGACAGATGCAGAGACCGAGTGATTTTGATGAAGTAAGAGGCTATGACGAGCAGAAGGCACTTGAGCCGGGCGGACATATACTCCGCATACTCAAGGTCGAGGAAACGACTTCAAGCACCGGAAAACCCATGCTTATCATTAATTTTGATACCGCAGACCGGGACAAGCAGCCTAAATACTACAAGCAGCGCTATGATGCCGATTCACGGCAGGACAAGAAGTGGCCGGGGCGTGTATGGCAGCTTACACAGGATCCGCAGACAGGCGGAACGAACGCAGGCTTCAAGACCTTCATCACGTCTGTTGAGAAGTCCAACAGCAGCAGCTTCAAGGTGCAGTGGAACGATAAGTTCTGCGACTGCTTCAAGGATAAGCTTGTCGGCGGTGTATTCCGCCGCGAGCAGTTTGTAAACAGCAAAGGCAAAACAGCGTGGGCGGTCAAATGCATGGGCTTCCGCAGCGTTGCGGCAATAGATGAGGGTGTGGATGTTCCGGAAGACAAGTATCTCAATGATACTGAATATGACAAGGCGCACGATTATGGCGGCTATCCTGCGCCGGATAATGCAAATGTGCAGGTACCGCCGCCCAGCGACGACGACTACCCGTTCTAAAGAAAGGAGAACAACATGAGAAACGAAAAATCAATAATACAGATGGCGAAGGGCGCTATTGAGGAGCGCATCGACTATGAGATGACAAAGATCGTAGAGAATATCCGGGACGAATCCACGAAAGCGACTGCTCCCCGCGAACTCACCGTAAAGATCAAGCTGACACCGGACGATAACCGCGAAACTATCGCGGTATCTGCTTCGGCAACATCAAAGCTTGCACCCACGACACCTATCATGACAGCCCTGTATATGGGCAAAGACCTTGACGGCTCTATCGGTGCAGTCGAAATGACACCGCAGATACCCGGTCAGAGATACGCGGACGGCAGTGAGCAGGAAGCACCTGCACAGCTCAAACTTATTAAACTTGCTTAACGGAGGTAAATTACAATGGAAGTTTCGATTATTAAGGACGCAATGCAGAAAACCGAGGAGCTCGTGAGAGCTTCCTCCGAGATCAGGGAAATAAACGGGCATCATTATCTCATAAACAACGGTGATTACAATGAAATAACGCCGACGGTTGACCCTCAGCCTAAGTGCTACAACTTTTCAAGCCTTGACGGTCTTGTAAAGATGATACGCAAGGAACACAAGGATATAACAGAGGCTTGCACAACTCCCGACGTGCTGTACGTCAATGTCACTTCGCCGACTACCGTAGATGTATCAACTGCCGTTGACGGCTTTAATCGTCGTGCATTTCTGTATCATTCAAGCTATGAATTTCCGAGAAAGTGGGCGGGTGCAAACTGGTTTGAGCACGAGGAAGCAATGATAGTTCTCCGCTCGCAGTTCATTCAGAACGAGGGTACAGAATACCTGCTTGACTTCCTTTCCCGCGTAAGCGACGAAAACAGCGTATCTTCGGACGACAACGGAATGACACAGACGGTGCAGGTCAAGAAAGGCATTGCCCTTGCAGCTCGTGAGCAGGTCAGACCTATAGTGAACCTCAGACCCTACCGCACATTCCTTGAGGTGGAGCAGCCCGAGAGCGCGTTCCTTATCCGTGTCCGTGAGGGTATGCAGGTCGGCATAATCGAAGCCGACGGCGGTATGTGGAAGATCGAAGCCCGCCGCAATATTGCCGCATATCTCGAAAAGGAACTGAAGGAGCTCATCGAAAGCGGAAATGTCGTGGTGTCTCTCTGATAAAACGTGTCCTTGTATGTCCGTGCGTTCTCTATAAAATGGAGACCGTGCGGACACAAAGGAGGAAAAATGGAATTTCAAAAACTAAATCTTGAGAATTACAGCACTGCCGATGCTTTTGACACAATGGAGCCGTACAAGGATCTGGAGCTTATCGAGGACGCGTTTCTGAAGCAGTCCGAGGAGCAGCGCCTTGAAGAGCACGCAAAGAAACTCGGATACAAGCATTTCAAGCGTATGCTCTCAGCTTACCGGAAACAGCTCAAAAGTGCCGGTACCGGCATCATATTACTTGAAAATGGCGGTGTTACAGACTTCGAGGGACAGGAGATCGAGCTTAGGCTTGCTTCGTGGAATGCCGATGAAACAGGTATCTGGCGAAAGTCGCGAGACGGTACGCGGGAATATGCGTGCAGTCACCCGATATGTCCCCGAAGGCTCCTCACCAACATTGACACCGGAGAAATGAAGGTCGAGCTTTGGTATAAGCGCGGAATGTTCGGACACCCGGTCATGCAGGTCGTTGACTATGACACCATAGCGAACGCAAAGAACATCGTCTCTCTCGCAAAGATCGGGATAGATGTTGACAGCAACACCGCAAAGAGCCTTGTGGCTTATCTCTCGGAGGCTACGAATATGAACTATGACGCGCTTCCGAAGGTTAAAACAGTATCACATCTCGGCTGGAACCGTGAGGGGTTCGCCCCTCACACCGGCGAGGTGGAATTTGACGGCAATCCGAACTTTGAAAAGGTGTTTCAAGCTGTCACCTGCAAGGGCGATCTCGATAAATGGTACGATGAGATAATGAAGTGCAGAGCATACAGCAAGACTGTACATATTCTGACCGCTGCTTCACTTGCAAGCTGTCTTATTGAGCCGTTGGGAGTGCTCCCGTTCTTTGTGCATTTGTGGGGTATGGACAGCGGCACCGGAAAAACAGTCGCCCAGATGTGCGCTGCGTCGATATGGGGAAATCCGACAGTCGGAGAGCCGTTCTTCCCGACATTCAAGGGTACACAGGTCGGTTTCGAACTTCTTGCAGGCTTCCTGAGGAGCATACCGATGTTCATAGACGAATTACAGCTTGCAAAGGATAAGAACGGCAAGGTGGCATTCAATGTGTATGAGCTTGCAAGCGGCACCGGCAAGCTGCGCGGCACGAAAGCTCTCGGGCTTGCGACTGTTCCGAAGTGGAACATCTGCTTTATCACGTCCGGGGAAACTCCGCTTGTCGGAGAACGCGACGGCGCGGGCGCTCTGAACCGTGTGATCGAGGTCGAATGTACCGCGAACAATAAGTGCGTCGAGGACGGTCACGCGACTGCGAACACTCTGAAAGCCAACTATGGCTTCGGCGGGAAAGTGTTTGTGCTGAAGCTACGCGAGGAAGGCAACATCGAGCGTGCAAAGCAGCTGTACGAGCAGTTTTTCATAAAGTGCATCGAAGACAAGGCAACCGAGAAGCAAGCTATGGCGGCATCGGTGATCCTGACCGCGGACACCCTCGCTTGTGAGTGGATGTTCGGCGACGAGCCCCTGACCGTCGAGGATATGAAGGATTTCATAAAAACGGCGGAAGCTGTATCGCTTTCGGAACGCGGTTATCGCTATATGTGCGATTGGGTGATGATAAACCGCAATAACTTTATGACGGAAGAAGCGCCTGCTGTTCCCGGTCAATGCTACGGTAAGATCGAGGACGATAACAAAGGTCGGACGATAGCTTATTTCTATCCGTCGGTATTCAATAAAGCCTGTGAGGACTCGCAGATTAACCCGAAGGCGCTGCTGTCGCACCTCGACACCAAAGGTCTCATAGTAACAGACAAATCCCGCAGAGGTCACAGCAAAATGAAGCAACTTGTATCCGGTCAGAAAGCTATAGTTACTTATGCGCTGGTTCTGAACGGAGAAGAGACTGTGGACGGAGATATAGAAGAATATCCGTTCTGAATTTTCACACTTTTCACAGCATTATGAAAATGCGAAAACAAAGAAACGGCTTAACCGTGCGGTTTATCGACTATGTTTTCACATTTTCACAAATTTCACACCCCAAGTTATATTATATAGGGAATTTATGAAAAAGTCAATAATTTGAAAAATAATCATAATTTTTCAGAAAATTAAGGAAAAATGTGAAAATGTGAAAACAGTGCTTACAAACGGCTTAACAATAAGGGTTTGAACGTTTGCACACTACTGTGAAAACGTGTGCAAATGTGAAAATTTAAGAAAGGAAATGGATATGAATGAAGTACAAACCAAAGAACTGCTGAAAATGATAATGTCAGTGCCTGATAAAGAGTTGAGAACACAAATGCTGATCATGCACTCGATATATCAAGAAATGACAGTAGCAGAACTTATAATGAGTTGCTTTCAGCTTGGTAAGACGCCTAATGAGATGCTCGGATTTAACGAAGATATACTTGTTGGCGTTGGTAAGCAAGTATGCAGCTAAGAGATTACCAGCTCGACCTTGTGAACCAAGTACATAACGCATGGCGGCAAGGATATAGGCGTCCGTGTATAGTTCTTCCCTGCGGCGGCGGTAAGTCGATAATCACAGCTGATATGGCGAAGCGGACAACAGAACGAGGAAAGCGGGTACTGTTCCTTGTTCATCGTCGGGAGCTGTGTGAGCAGATAGAGAACACATTTCGTGCTTATGGCGTTGATATGACGCTCTGTCAGGTCGGAATGGTACAGACCGTAACAAGGAGACTGCAAAAGATACCGCGTCCCGATCTGATAATCACAGACGAAAACCACCATTGTCTGGCAGCGAGCTACAAACGGATATATGAATATTTCAATGCTCATTGCGTAGGCGTGACCGCTACTCCCGTAAGACTCAACGGCGGCGGTCTCGGAGAGATAAACGACTGCTTGCTGGTAGGTATATCCGCAAAAGAGCTGATAGAGCGGAACTGCTTATCACCATACGAATACTACGCACCACCGGTCGCCGATCTGTCGGGTATCAAATCCCGGAACGGTGACTATGCTCCCGAAGATATTGAGCAGGCTCTCGCAAAGCCTCACATCTACGGTGACGTTATCAAGTATTACAAGCGGCTGTCCGAGGGAAAGAAAGCAATATGCTACTGTGCGACGGTAAGGCACTCAAAGGAAATGGCAGAAGTGTTCAGAGCCGCAGGAATAAACGCAGCTCACATCGACGGAACGACACCGATGTTTGAGCGAGCTGAGATAATATCCGCGTTCCGATCAGGGGCGATACAGATACTCTGCAACGTTGATCTGATATCCGAGGGCTTCGACGTTCCTGACTGCAATACCTCGATACTGCTGAGACCTACGAAATCACTCACGCTCTATATTCAGCAATCTATGCGCTGTATGAGGTATCAGGAGGGTAAGACAGCAATTATCATAGATCACGTCGGTAATGTTCACCGGCACGGTCTCCCGGATCAGGACAGAGAGTGGTCACTTGAACCGAAACCGCCAAAGAAGCAGCAGAACAAGGAATCAGTACGGCAATGCCCGGAATGCTTCTACACACATGAACCGGCAGCGGAATGTCCGAACTGCGGATATATCTATCCGGTGAAGGTGCAGGAACTCCCGAAGGAGAAGCGTGAAGCGGCATTGCAGAGGATAAACGATCCGGCGGAAATAGCGCTCCGGGATAAGGTGACGAAATACATCTCACCGAATCAATGTAAGTCAGTCCACGAGCTGTATATTTTCGCAGATCTGAAACATTACAAGAAAGGCTGGGCATATCACACGGCGGTCGCTATGGGAATGCTCAGAGGTAAACGAAAATGACAGAGCATGATATACAGAGCCTTATCCGAGAGGAACTGTCAAAACACGGCTTCTGCGTGTTCCGTGCCAATGTCGGCAAGGTGAAGATGCAGGACGGGCGGTGGTTTGATACCGGACTTCCGAAAGGTCACAGTGATCTGGTGGCATACAAGGACGGAAAGGCTTATTTCCTCGAAGTCAAGACCGAGAGCGGAAGGATAAGACCCGATCAGGAAAAGTTCCTTGCCATTATGCGTGACCGTTACGGATGCGCTGCGGGGATAGTCAGAAGCGTAGATGATGCGCTGGAACTGGTAGGTGCAGTATGAACGGAACCGATATTGACAAGCTCGCCCGTAAGCGTGAACCGCTTCCAGACGATGCCGGATTGTGCGATATGGAGCTGTACCACATTCTGACTGCGCTTTACGGTGAATACCGTGAAGGTATCATCTCGGAAGATTTTGCAAGACGTGAAAAAGCCCGTGCAATGGAACAGCACCGGGAACTCGACTTGCAGGAGCGTATTTACAAGCAGCACACAAAGCGGATAACCGAACTGAGCATTATCGCGCAGAAAGCTTTTACCGAACATTCCTGCCCGCTGTGCGTGAAGATGTACGACATATTCAGCGGGTACCGAGGAAGGGAGAACAATGAGGAGGAATAACCATGAAATATGAGATAATAAACCCGTCCGACAAGGTATATATCACAGCTGAAGATGACCTGATAGCAAAAATCGTCTGCTATTACCTTGGTAATGGAACATATATGCTGAAAAACGATAAGGGAGAGCTTTTGACAGGCTTCCTTGACCCGAATTTTGGCATTGAAGATGAAGATGTCGCAAAATACATATCATCTCACTCCCGTGAAATAGCAGATGTCTTCGATAGTCTGTCTTATGAAAGCGAAAGAACGAGCATGAACGATATAGGAAAGCGGGCTTACGCATATGCAGCAGCTTTTAGAGCCGCCGCCAATCATTTTGAAATCGAGGATAACAACAATGAATAAACCGGTAACATTAATAATCACCTACAAGGACGGATTGCAGGCGCAGCTCCTTGTTTCACCGCAGACAGCGGACAGGATATTGAACTCCACAAGGCAGAGCTATATCACTTTCGAACTGCTGCCTGCTCGCACCGAGAACGGTATCGAGCATCACCATGCGGCTATCAACACTTCGGAGATCAAGTGTATTGATATCATAGCACAGGAGGACGACAATGACAGCTAAAGAATACCTGAAACGCTACCGCACCCTGAACGCGTACATAGACTGCAAGCTGGAAGAAGTCGCGCAGCTTCGGGAACTCTCGACAAGAATTTCTCCGACGGCTATGTTTGACCGGAACGGGAATGTCTCGGATAAAGTCGGCCGCACTGCCGCGAAGATAGTTGACCTTGAGCGGGAGATAGACAGGGAAGTGGATGAGCTTGTAGAGATGCGCAAGGAGATTGAGGAGACGATATCGAAGATAGAGGATATTGATATCCGAACGGTTCTTGAATATCGGTATATCAACGGCTTCAGCTGGCGCAGGATCGCTTATACTATGCATTATTCCGAAAAACATATTACAGGATATGTTCACAGAAAGGGCTTACAGGAAATTGAAAAATTAATACCTCATGATACCTGATTATGTGATATAATACAAGCATAGAAGTATGACATAGTCTCATTGGGAACTCTCCTTAATTCGCGGAAAGCCTTCGGAAACGGGGGCTTTTCGCATTTTCAGAAAGGTCGTGAGGTAATGACTGACAAACAAAAACGTTTCTGTGAGGAGTACCTCATAGATCTGAACGCAACACAAGCTGCAATTCGTGCAGGATACAAACCGAAGAGTGCCGGTTCTGTCGGTAGCGAAAACCTTGAAAAACCTGAAATCCGTGCGCACATAGATCAGATGCTTGCCGATCGTTCCGCCCGGACAGGCGTGAACGCTGACAGAGTGGTTCGTGAGCTCGCAAAGATCGCATTTGCGAAAGGCACAGATGTTATCGACACGGAGACAGGAAATGTCCGGGAAGATGCGTCAGACGACGACCGCGCCTGCATTGCTGCTGTTAAGGTGAAGCAGGTGAACGGATCGGATTTTACCAGCGTCGAGCATGAGATAAGGCTCTGTGACAAAGTGAAAGCGCTGGAGCTTCTCGGAAAGCACCTCGGATTATTTGAGGATAACATCAATGTTGATGTGAACGGGGCGGTGAAGATCATTGATGACATCGGAAACAACGATAAGACTGAGTGATCTTATAGCACCGTCATTCTACGGCGTACACAGTGATATCAAGTATGGACTGCACACGCATTATGCACTCGGAGGAGGGCGCGGTTCGTGCAAATCCACCTTTGTTTCGATTGAGATAATCAAGGGCATGATGCAGGATCCGAATGCAAATGCAATTGTTCTGCGTAAAGTCGGGATCACTCTTGCTGAAAGCGTATTTGCTCAGATGCAGTGGTCAATACACGCTCTGGGAGTAGATCATCTGTGGCATGTGAAGCAGACACCGCTCATGCTGATATATAAACCTACCAAACAGCGCGTAGTGTTCCGCGGAGCCGATGACCCGAAGAAAGTCAAGTCAGTGAAGCTCCCGCGGGGATATATCAAGTATGTGTGGTATGAGGAAGTTGACGAGTTCACGGGTCCCGACGAACTGCGAACTATAAATCAGTCGGTGCTCCGCGGCGGTGATAAGTTTGCTGTGTTTTACACCTTCAATCCGCCGAAGACCGCCAAATCGTGGGTAAATACCGAATTCGCGGTTTCCGATGCAGACAGGCTCGTGCATCACAGCACATACCTCGATGTCCCCATTGAATGGCTCGGTGATCCGTTCATAGCGGAAGCCGAGCGGCTGAAAAAGACAAACAATACCGCATACAGGCACGAGTATCTCGGAGAAGTGACCGGAACAAACGCAGAGATCTTTCCGAACGTACAGCTCCGGACGATATCCGATGATGAGCTTGAAGCGTTCGATAAAATCAGACGCGGGCTTGACTGGGGATATGGAGCGGATCCGTTCGCGTATGTTGCGCTGCACTTCCAGCGTAACACACGGACGGTTTTTATATATTACGAATATTACAAGCACGGTGCGAAGTTTGACAGCATCTCGGAAGCTATAAAGCAGGAGAACAAACTGCGCGGTATCATCCACGCGGAGAGCGCGGAGCCTCGTTCAAATGACGAACTCAGGCAGCGCGGACATATCCTTCAGGCGGTCCGCAAAGGCGCCGGTTCTGTCGAACACGGTATCAAGTGGCTGCAAGATCTTGACAGCATTGTGATAGACCCCGACCGCTGCCCTAACGCGGCGCGGGAGTTCACGGGTTATGAACTTGTGCCGGACGGGAAGGGTGGTTTCCGCGACGGATTCCCTGATAAAAACAATCACACTATCGACGCTGTGCGCTATGCTCTGGAAGACGATATAGGCAGGCGCAAGGTCGGAGTTATGGATAAATCAAAACTTGGAGTGGACTGATGAACGAACATTTACCGATATTTACTATTCCCGCGCTGCCCGATCCCGAAGATCTTCCGGCAGTTGCGGCTAAATATATACAGCGTCACGGGAATGAGATCGAGTATCTCGCAAAGCTCGACGCTTATTACCGTGGAAAGCAGGATATCCTGAACCGTGTGAAAGGTGCTGATCTGAGCAATAACCGGCTCGTCTGCAACCACGCGAAGTATATAGCCGATTTTACCAGTGCATATCTGATAGGCGAACCGGTCACATATACCTCGGACAGTGATATAAAATTCCTGACAGACGCACTGAAAGCCGCCGATGCTCCGACTCAGGATATTGACCTCGCACATGACGATGCTATCTTCGGCAGAGCGTATGAGATGATATATCTCAACGAGAACGCAGAGATAAAGCTTGCGAAAATATCTCCGCTGTGCGGTTTTGTAGTTTATGATGATACTGTGGAGCAGAGACCGCTGTTCGGAGTGCATTATTATCCGACATTTGACGAAAACGGACAGAAGACAGGATATAAGGGCAACATAAGCACAGATAGTTATATACAGGATATCACGCTTACCGCTACCCGCGGCCTACAGTCTGTAGGAAAACCGGTTCCGCACTATTTCGGGAAAGTTCCGCTTGACGAGATATACAACAATGCCGAGAGAATGGGCGACTTTGAGAATGTGATCTCACTTATCGACGCATACAATACTCTCCAGTCTGACCGCGTGAACGATAAGGAGCAGTTCGTCAAGGCTCTGCTCGTCATTACCGGACAGGTGCTCGGTGACACCGATGAAGAAAGCTCGGAGACATACGACGCGATCAGAGCGCACGGAGTAATGACGCTCGATCAGGGCAGTACAGCTTCATTCCTTACACGTCAGCTGGACGAGAGCTCGGTTGAGATACTGTCGAAGTCCATATCTCACGATATTCACAAGTTCAGCGGCGTTCCGGACATGAGCGATGAGAACTTTGCAGGAAATGTTTCGGGAGTGGCTATGAAGTACAAGCTTCTCGCACTCGAACAGATGACGAAGTTCAAGGAACGCTATTTCACCGAGGGCCTGCGGTACCGCCTTGAATGTATAGCGAATGTGCTTCGCGCAAAGGGCGGGGCTGCAATAGATGTGAAGGATATCAAAATACAGTTTACTCACTCGCTG